CACAAACTTTTCATATGATGGTAATAGTTGGATATGATGATAGCGATAAAGCATATAGAGTAAGAAATTCATGGGGTGCAGGATGGGGTTATGGTGGTTATTGTAAATTATCATATGACTTTTTCCAAGAAGACACCAATAATCATAACCCGACTGATGAACAACAAAAATCCTATTCTAAAATAAGAGAAATTTTTTCAATAAAATTAGATCTAGAGAAGTATGCTATATAATAAAAATTGAATAAATTTTTTTTATATTAATCAAAAATCAATCATCTATATATAGATGATTGATTTTTGAATATGAGTACTACTTATTATTATTTCAAACAGGTATATACTTGCAATAAGCAATTATATAATCTTTCCTCTTTGATGAGTATGATTGATATTTATCATACTCTTCAACCATTAGTCAGACAAGATTTTGGTTTAGAACATTTTGATATCGTTCTAGCTGGTCAAACAGAATCTGAAGCCGCACCTGCAATTATACTCGATTCACGACGTTTCAATGATGTTATTAGAAGTGAGTCTTGTGCATTTTATATTAGACCAAGAAGTAGTGTTCCGACATTTGTATCAGATACTGGATCAAATACCATATCAAATACCATATCAAATACCATATCAAATACCAGATCAAACACCAGATCAAATACTGTAACATTTGATTGTCCAGTATGTTTAGAACAGGTCTTATTATCTAATACAATGAATCCATTTAATTGTTCTCATAATATATGTAATAGATGTTATACAATGTGGAGAAATAGTTGTCATTTGACTGTCACATGTCCATGTTGTAGGTCAAGTTTAAGATAAAAAATTCATTTAATTTAATTTAATTTATCTTAAATAATTATATATAATTGAATAAGATGAAAATATCAAATATAGTTAATATTTTTGTAGGTGGATTTTTATTAGATCCGTTAAAGTATAGACCTGAAATATTTAATAATATTCCTAATTTAATTTATCAAAAATATGATGCAGGATTTTTCTCAAATCCAAAGTCAATAATTAATAAAAATATTCATAATCTGGATCAAACAATAGAAAAGATAAATAAGACAAATAATTTATATAAGATTAATTTAATTGGTCACTCAGCAGGAGCAGCTATTGTCTATAAATATTACATAAACAATTTAGATAGAAATCCAAATCTAAACTCTATTTTATTATTTAATCCAGTTGATTTTGATAAAACTAATTCAGTTATCAATCCAAATATTAAATTTAATGATAATTGTTATTTATTTGATTCATTAAATGTCAAGGACATACTATTTGGCATAGAAACATCTCCTTCTGATAGAGATTATCATATTTTTCAGCATAATTTCAACAAAAATAATATTATATTAGCTGATGCAAATTTAAAGATATCACACAATGATGTATATGATGGTTTTATTATATTTAATGCAGGAAAAAGTAAAAGTAAGAATAATAAGTCAAATATAAAAAATTATTGTTCAAATATAAATAAAAAATTATTTGAGCTGAATTATTTGAGCTGAATTATTTGAGCTGATGATAAATTGAATGATCTAATACAAATAAAAAAATTGATATATGTTTTTGTTATATTAAGAATATATTAATTTAATATAATAAACATATAATGAAAAGAGTTTTAATTGGATTTTCTGGAAAGATAGGATCTGGAAAAAATTTTATTGCGGAAGAAGTATTTTTACCAAAATTATTTGATATTTATTCAAAAATAAAACCATCTACAAAATTAATTCCATATTATTTTTCATTTGGTGATCATCTTAAAATTGAATGTTTATGCAGGATTCCTTATAAAAAACTTGATCAAAAAACAGTAGTGCATAACTTTTTTGTGGAAAAAGATCAATCAACTAGAGATATGTTACAAAAATATGGAACAGAAAATGGTAGACATGTATATCATGAAGATATTTGGGTTAGAGCAGTAGAAACCTGGATGAATATTCAGGAATCACGTCTAGGAAAACTAAGAGATCTAACAAATAATGATTTCTTACCAATATTTATTATTTCAGATGTTAGATTTAAAAATGAAGCTAACTTTATTCAATCAAACAATGGTTTAGTACTAAGAGTTAATGCACCAAATAGATCAGAAATTAGAGTTAGAACAGAAGCAAATAATGATTCCCTAATAATGGAAAAAATTAAATCTCATTTATCAGAGACATCCTTAGATGATTATCAATTTAAATATACTATATCAAATGATAACACATCATTTGATGATTTAAATAATCAAATGTCAGATATAATTAAAGAAAATTTATTTTAGTTGATATTGGTATCGTATACATATTTTTTTTATTAGCAGCATATGATTTTTCTAAATCTTGTTTAATCACATGTCCATCGTCATCATCAATATTTAATTCAGATACTTTCCAGATTTCATATGAATTATCAGGTAATGGTCTTTTAATAATTAGTGGAGTTGTTTTATGTTGTAATTCATATTTTGCTAATTCAACAGGACCAATTGAATTATCATATTTAACCATTACTTTAGAACCCATTGCAATCTGTTTTGCTCTAACACCTAAAATTCTTACCTTTTCATAATGTGTGATTTGTGGATCTGTCATTCTGTCTTTTTGAGGAATCTCATATGGTTGTTTTTCTGAATCTCTCTCTTCTACTAAATCATCATATTGATATAAACAATCATCATCTTCCTCTTCATTATTCATTTCAGTATCTTTCTCCGTTACACCATCTTCATTATATTCGGTATCAGTAACTTCTTCCTCTTCATCCTCTTCGTCCTCTTCAGGTTCTTCTTCATCAACTTCAGATGAAATTTCCTCATCCTCTTCTTTTTTTTCATATTCATCTTCAGGTTCATCATTTGGATCAATATCTTCTTCAGAATTTGTATCGGAGTCATTGTCGGATTCAGTACCAGAATCTGAATTTTCCTCTTCGGAGTTATCGCTTTCATTAGTTTTATCAGTAGTTTTATCCGTAGTTTTAACAGAAGGTGGTATTATTTTAGATTTACCTCCAATTAGTCCATTAGATGTTTTTGCCTTTGATACTTGGTTATTGATATACATATTTTGAGCAGTATTAGGAATAACTTTTGTTTTATTTCCAGTTCTAATAGTAGAGCTCATAAATATTTCTTTTAAATTAGATTTGCTATCTTCGGAATCAGCCATATTTATAATAATAGATTACATATTTTATGTAATATGTATTTATATCGATATAAATAAATCATCAATTTTTTTTATAAAATTTATTTAATTAAACTAATTTTATAAAATCATTTACTTTTTAAATATTCCATGGTTTGCCTTTGCATACTACACAAGCATACTTCATATGAAATGAACCATTCGCTCTATAAAATACCGCTTCCTTATTTGAAGTATCAAATTTCTTTTGATTTGAAGGACAGGTATTATATTTACAAATATAATCTTTAGTTCTTGGTAATGTTGGATCTTTGAATATAAGATCAATTAATTCTTCAACTTCATCATTAAATGAAGATTGTTGTTTTTTGAAATTTAATGAATAAATAGTTGTTTTGGGATTTAATATATATTCTGAACTACAAGTTGAACAAACTAAATTGTATTTTGATATATTTTTACTAATATTATATCTGTAAAATTGTAAAATACCAGCATGTTCGGCCTCCTTAATATTATTATTTAAATATTCTTCTAAATGTTTTAATTCGAATTTAATGTCTAAATGTAATTGTTGATCATTTATTTTATAATATTCAATTAAATCACCAGGCTTCTTCACATCAATAACTTTTGTTTTTGAACTTGAATCAGATGTTTTTTTAATGGTTAGTGAGTAATTACAATGTGTGCAAATAAAATTTTCCATTATATAATAATTATAAGATAATATCTGTATGTTCTTTAAGTTGATTAAAGAAATTATTCAATTTTTTATCAATAAAAAACTAATGCAAGATACTAATTTAATTTAAATTTTTATACACAATAAGACATCTCATTTTTACAACCAGTATTTAGATGATTAATTTTATCAATATATTCATCTGTACGATGTTCAGATGATCCTAATATATTATTACTAATTGTTGATAATCTAGAACTAAAATACATATTATCATATGTTATATTTGTATTGGAACACATATAGTTTGTATTTTGTATTTTTCGTAGAGGAATTTGTTTGGGTACACCATCAAAATTTATGAATTTAAGTATTATGCTAACTGGATCATTTCTACTGGGTATAAATGGACATGAATTATAATAAAAACCACGATACATATTAATATTCAAAACTTCTTTATTATCATTATCTATTGTCATATATGGAAATGGTGTACCAAATGTTGTTATATTTACAATACAATTATATTCTCTACGTAACCAAGCTGATAATATAATTGCAATACCTCCGCCTAAACTATGACCAACTAAATCAATAGGTTTATTATAAAGACCACATATACCAGTATTATTAATTTTTTTTAAATTTAATCTATATTCAATAGCTTTTTTCCATTGTATCGCTTTTTTATAAAAACCTCCATGTACCCATCCACCTATTATAGGATCATATATCGGTATTAGATCTGCATTACTAAACAAATCGCTTGTAGAATCTGAACCAGAAAAAACTAATGTTATTTTAGATGTTAATTTAGAAATATCCTCAATAAAACCAGTATTGGGGATTTCGTATAAATGTCCACATACTGTCATAAAATCATCATCTTGTAATGGATAATATACTGAACTTGATAATACTATTTTTATACATAAATCACATATTCCGGTAAAAGTTTTTGAAACTTTACCACATGTATCACAATTATATGCTGGTTTTAAAAGAATACCAGATGTAATGTTAATAGAAATTGTATTATCATCGTAATTTTTTAAAACATTTAAATTAGATATATTTTCTAAATCATAATATGGTAATTTAAAGTCACTTAATGTTTTGTAATAATACATTGATGTTTTAAATGTTTTAGATGATTTAGATGTATATGGGTTTTTTTCTGATTTGGATGATGATATTTTTTTCTTGAATAATTGATCATCTTTTAATGGATCAAAATTATGATAATTAAAATCATAAGTATCAGTGTCAGTATTAGTATCAGCATTGAGTGATTTTAATTTAATATTTGGAATTTCAAGATAAGAATTTAAAATGTGTAGAAATTTTTTTTTTCGAAGATCATCTAATTTAGATTTAATATTATCTAATTGTTGAATATTATCTATTTTTTTATATGGATGATCTATTATTTCTGCTTTATCTAAATTAATGTCAAAATATTTAATTGTTGGATAATATATAAAATTATTTAATGCTATATTATTAGTTGATACTAATTCTGTTACATAAACATTCAAAGAAAGCCCTGGACTTTAGTCCAGGGATGAATTTGAATTATAATGGTACTTTATATAACAATAATCATTAAATAATAACCTTTAATGATTATTGTTATTTAATATATGTTATATATTAAATTAATATATTTCTGTATACATTTTTTAGTTGATAATATTAAATAATCAACTAAAAAATATTTATTTAAAAAATAAATAATAATATATTATATACATTATGTTAATTAATACAAAAAAATTAATTAACAGGA